AATGACTCCATCGGGGGTATATATTGATGCTGATGGTTTATCAGAAATTGATTTAGGTAATGGCACAAGCTATAATCCTCAAGAAGCATTAAATATGTATTTTCAAACAGGATCTATAATTGGTAGGTCGTTAACTGTTGAAGGGGATCCAAACCCTGGCAAAGTTCCAATTCAAGAACTTCCAGGCGGTGGTGGTAATCAAGTGCAATTATTAATTGGCGCGTATAATCAATACTTGCAAATGATTAGAGATATTACCGGTTTAAATGAAGCAAGAGATGGTTCTGACCCAGACCCTAAAGCTTTAGTAGGTGTACAAAAAATGGCAGCTGCAAATAGTAATGTTGCAACGCGTCATATATTAGATTCTAGCATGTTTATTACAAAAACAATGGCAGAAGCTATTTCTTTAAGATTTAAAGATATATTAGAATTCCACCCAACTAGAGAAATGTTTATAAGCGCACTGGGACAATTTACTGTGGGGTCATTAAAAGAATTAGAAAATCTGCATTTGCATGATTTTGGTATATTTTTAGATTTACAACCAGACGAATTAGAAAAACAATCTTTAGAAAATAATATACAAATAGCATTATCTCAACAAAGTATATTCTTAGAAGATGCTATTGATATTAGAGAAGTTAGAAATATAAAATTAGCAAACCAACTGTTAAAGTTTAGGAGACTTAAAAAACAAATGGTTGATCAACAAGCCTCTCAAGCCGCCGCTGTAGCTCAAGCGGAAGCTCAAGGTGCAGCGCAAATAGAAGTTGAAAAAGCAAAAGCGCAAACTCAACAAATTAATACTGAATCTAAAATGCAAATATCAACTTCAGAAAATGAATTAGCTATTAAAAAAATGCAGTTTGAAGCTCAAACTAAAAAAGAATTAATGCAGTTTGAATATGATTTAAACGTTAAGCTAAAAGAATTAGAGCTTTCTGCACAAAAAGAACTTGTTGACAAGCAATCGGAAACACAAGAAAGAATTGCTGATAAAAAAATATCAGTTAGCTCTATAGCCGGGCCACCTAGAACAGAAAAACCTAAAAAATCTTTTGAGTCAAAAGGCAATGATGTATTAGGTGGATTTGATTTATCCAGGTTTGAGCCTAAGTAAAAAATAAATTATTATATTATATTATATCATGGAAGAACAAATTGAAGCAAAAGTTGTAGAAGGAACTGAAAACCTATCAGCACAAGAAAAAGAAGCCGCTATATTGCAAGAAGCAATAGACAAAGGCGAAGTAGATTCTAATTATGGTTTTCAAGAAGACGGTGTATATCGAGTTAATGTTGATAGTCCACCAAATAAAAAAGAAGATAATGCCGTTCAAGAGCAAGAAACAACAAAGATTTCTGTGGATGAAACACCCGGAGATAGCGAAAAAGTGGACGAAGAAGTACGGGTCGAAAATACAGAAGACCAAGTCCAAAAAGAAGAAAAACAAGAAGAAGTAGTATTAGAAGAGATTACTGAAGATGAGCCTAAAACAAATGAAGAGGTTACTCAGGAACTTGAAGATACTATTGAAAAAGCGGTTATAGAGTCCGAAAAGACTGGAACCGAACTACCTGAAAATGTTCAAAAGCTAGTTGATTTTATGAATGATACTGGAGGGTCTTTAGAAGATTATGTTAATCTAAATAGAGACTATTCAAAAATGAATAATACATCGCTAGTATATGAATATTTAAAAAGTACAAAACCTCATTTAGACAATGAAGATATAAATTTTTTAATGCAAAAAGAGTTTGCTTATGACGAAGAAATGGCAGAGCCTTCCGAAGTAAAAGCAAAACAACTTGCATTTAAAGAAAGACTTTTTGAAGCTCAAAATTATTTTAATGATTCTAAAGAAAAATACTACGCTGATCTTAAGTTAAGAAAGCAAAATGAAGTGCCTGAGGAATATAAAAATGCTTTTGAGTTTTATAACGAAGCAAAAGAATTTGAAGAAAAAGCAACAAAAGCAAAAGAAGTGTTTGAACTAAAATCCGAAGATTTTTTCAAAAATAATTTCAAAGGTTTTGATTTTAAAGTTGGAGAAAAAAAATACAGATTTAAAGTTGATAATACTGAAAAAATTAAAAGTTCACAATCATCAATTCAAAACTTTATTCAGCCGTTTTTAAATAAAGACGGCTTTATGGAAAGAACAGGGGAGTATCACAAAGCATTGTTTACAGCAAATAATGCCGACAAAATTGCAAACCATTTTTACGAGCAAGGCCGTGCCGACGCTATAAAAGAAAATGCCGCAAAGTCAAAAAATATTGATATGACACCAAGAGCAGACGGCTCGCCAATTCCACAAAGTGATAGTAAAGTTAAAGTTGTTCAAAGTGATTCTTCAGATAAATTGCGAATAAAATGGAGAAAATAACAATTTAAAAATTATTAAAAATGGCTTTTACAAGTGGAGTACCAGCTGCATTGCAACCAACGCAAAGCAAAGCATTATATGCTGGTAACTATATTGATTTTACAGACAGCTCATTTAACATGTGGGCTCAACAATTTTTACCTGATGTATACGAACAAGAAGTTGAAAGATATGGAAACAGATCTATCGGTTCTTTCCTTCGTATGGTATCAGCAGAAATGCCTTCTACTTCAGACCAAATTATTTGGACTGAGCAAGGCAGATTACACACAAGATATGCAAATGCTATCTATTTAAGTGCTGCGGCTACAATGCCCACCACAGGAACTACTGCCGGTACTGCTAGTGCCTCTTCAGCAGGTGGAGTTGTATTGAACTTTAATGTTCCTACAGCACAACCAACTAGCTTAGGCATTACAACTCAAGGGACTACAGCTGTTAATTTCCGTAAAGGACAAACGGTTATGATTCAGGCTCAATCTTCTGCAACTTCTGCAGTAGGTGGAACTGGAGCTGTTATTAAAGGTATTGTAACTAATGTATCTGGAAACTATTTCCAAGTTAAAGCTTTAACTGGAATTCCAGCAATTACTACAGCGCAAAGATTTACAGCTCTTGCTTATGGATCTGAATTTGCAAAAGGAACTGGTAACTTTGATGAAAAACTAGATCCTAGCTATGCTACATTTACTAATTCACCAATTATTCTTAAAGAACACTATTCAATTAACGGTTCTGATACAGCACAAATTGGATGGATTGAAGTAACTTCTGAAAACGGAGCTTCTGGATATTTGTGGTATATGAAGTCTGAGCATGAAAACAGATTACGTTGGGAAGACTACCTAGAAATGTCTATGGTTGAAGGTGTTAAACAACTTAATACCGGAGCTACATTAAACTTCTATGATTCTAATATCACTGCTACCGCTAGAGGTACAGAAGGTTTCTTTGAAGCTATTGAAGCAAGAGGTAATGTATATTCTGACTTTGGTGCACAATCTTCTGGTGGTGCTCTAACTGATTTTGATGCAGTACTTAAGCAATTAGACAAGCAAGGTGCTATTGAAGAAAATATGCTTTTCTTAGGTAGAGATCTTTCTTTAGAAATTGATGATATTCTTGCTCAACAAAATGGCGGATACTCAGGAGGTACTTCTTTTGGTGTATTTAACAACAGTGAGGATATGGCTCTTAATCTAGGATTTACTGGATACAGAAGAGGTTCTTATGATTTTTATAAAACAGATTGGAAATATTTAAATGATTTCTCAACAAGAGGTGGTTTTAAAGATATTGAAGGTGTATTAGTTCCTGCTGGTACCTCAACAGTATATGACCAAAATCTTGGACAGAATATTAAAAGACCTTTCTTGCATATAAGATATAGAGCTTCTGAAACTGAAAACAGAAAAATGAAGTCTTGGGTTACTGGATCTGTAGGTGGCGCTTCTTCATCTCCAATTGATGAAATGAGAATGCATTATCTATCTGAAAGATGTTTAATTGTACAAGGTGCTAATAACTTTGTATTATTTAAAGCATAACCATTATTAGAGGACGGGGCGGCTATGCTGCCCCTTACCCTCTTTTTTAATTTTATTATATTATATCATGACAACAAAAATTAAAACTAGACCAATTGAAAAAAATTGGGAAATAAAAGATAGAGTCTATATGCTTTCTGGAAATAAATCTCCTATAAGCTGGACTATACAATCAAAGCATACAGTAAGAAAACCTCTTTTTTGGTTTGATGAAGAAAACGGCGATAATAAAGAAATACGATATGCTACAAATCAAAAATCTATATTTGTAGACGAGCAAGAAGGCTATGTTACTTTAGGACATGTAATATTTTTAGATGGAATTTTAGAAGTTCCTAAACAACAACAATCTTTACAAAAATTACTTTCTTTATATCACCCGCAAGCAGGTTTACTTTGGACAGAAGTAGACGAAGTTGCCGAAGCAGTTGATGAAATTGAAATGCAAGAGTTGGAGTTAGAAGCGTTAAATTTAGCTAGAACTTTAGACATTGAACATTTAGAAGCAATAATGCGAACTGAATTAGGATCAGCAGTTTCAGGTATGTCTTCAAAAGAAATAAAAAGAGACGCTTATAGATTTGCTAAAAATGACCCTGAGTTATTTATAGAATTGTCAAACGACGAAGATATAAAGCTTAGAAATTTAGCCAATAGAGCTGTTGAAATCGGAATACTTAATTTAACGGAAGACGGAACAGTATTTAAATTAGCTAATGGAAAAAAGGTAATGACTGTACCTTTTGATCAACATCCTTATGGCGCGCTTGCGGCATATTTCAAAACAGATGAAGGTGTTGATTTAATGAAGTCA